TGGCCATCGCCTTTTTTATTGCCGCTGTCGCGCTGGTCATCAGTGAAGCCGCCTTCATGGGCGATCAGCATATCAAAGAAAGCGCCCCAGTTTCGTTTCATTTCTTCTGCTCCAATATCTTTTCCAATTGCTCTCTGATCTGTTGCTGCTGACGCTCTAAAGCCAGCCACTGCTGATCGATCTCTGAGTGTGGGTTGTGCAGGGGGATCACCTTATCGGTGGTCATTTAGGGCGGCTCATAAACTTAGTGGCACCGCGAATAGAAAAGCTGGCAGCAATGGCACAGCCTAGAAAATATCTGTAATATTCTGGCATGGCTTCCAGCGCCACAAAACCCTCGGCAACAATGGTGCGGCCCCACTCGCCGCAGAAGGCTAGGATGCAGGGCGCTGCTAGGATCACGCTGAAAAACTCATCCTTGAGGCTAGACTTTGACCCCTCGGCCATCAGCTTTTCCCAATCGGCTGTGCTGGTCGCAGCGCTCACCATTACTGCCGCCTCGCTCTCGGCCTTTACTCTGGCGACAGTTTGCTTGCCGCGCTGCTGTTCAGCCTTCTGATCCATCCAAGATCCGACTAGGCTAGTCAGCGGCCCTATCAATGCGCCGATCATGTGCGCTCAGATGACAGCCATGTGGCGAAAGCCCCTGTCATTGCCCCGGTTACAACGCTGACCACAGAGGCGTGTTGTGTGCTTAACTCTGGTGCGGTTATCGCAAACTCAATGACGCGGATGTAAACGATTGTCATCACCAACATCATGAAGCGCGGCATCAGCCTGTACTCTAGTATTTTCTCAAACGCATTTGTCATTCAAACTGCTCCTTCAAACTATCCATCGTGTCTTTAAGGGTGTTGCCCTTTGCCTTTGGCGCATAGCGGCATTGGAACCTTGCAGGGCATTCACTGAAACTGGTTGTTGGGTAGTGGACTTGACTGCCGCCGTTTACGTGAACGTACAAACAGATCTTCTGGCCATAGACCGTCATGCGCTTGGCTAATTTGCAGGTGACATACTCCGGGTTAGCTAGACCAGCGACCACAGCCGCTGCAAAAAAGATCATGTTAGAAACATCCAGACGCCCCAAATCATGCAGCACACCAGCGTAATGAATAACGCCACAGCAGCGGCAAGTTCCATTTGCTGCGCTGCTTTTGCTTTCCTTGCCTGCTCGGCTTCCATGCGTTCACGCTTGATCTGGCCTCGGATCTTGAGCAACTCTTGCCACGCATAAAAACCACGCGTCATCTTCACAACTTTTTCAAGTTCTCGCTCTAAGTCTTCAGCCTTCTTGAGCGCCGCGAAAGTCTCTAACGCTTCCTCGTTTGCAGATGTGAAGGGTGATTTCTTTTTCTTTTTGTGTTCGCCGCGCACCTCATCAATCGCGCCCCACATTTTGCCAATGTCTTGCATCATGCTTTGAGCATCTTTGCCCAGCTTGACACCGCTTTTGATCGCGGCAAATGCTGCCACGGCTACGCTGATAGGTTCCATGCGCGGCCTCTTATGCTTCCGGGACTACCCGCTTAGGCACGCAATACGCCAGCGCCCTGTCTTTGGGCGTTTGATAGCCAAACCGCATGACGATCATTTGCGCGTAGGCGATGCAATGTTGTAAGTTGGTAAACTCAATATCGTCGCTGATAACCCGGCGATCTGCGCCGATCCCCATCCAGACCACCAACACAAATACGTGTGTCACTGCATCTTGGACAGGATAGTCAGCAGCATAACAATGGTTGCGCCAGATGTGGCAATCAACACAGCTTCCAGCCGCTTCACGCGATTGAATATGTCTTTGAATTGTATCTTTGCTTCCGTGCGCAACTCAACGATCTGCAATTGCATTTCATCGATCCGCTGGTGAGCACTGCTGACTGTACGCTTATCCATCAGCTAGGCTCAACAGGCCAAGTGATTGCGCCCGGTAGCTGGCTCGGAACATCACGCAGCGCCTGTCGGTAGGTGCGCCATGCGGTTGACAGCGTGACATCTGATGACGCGCGCCAATCACATGCGGCTAGTTTAGCATCACGTTCTCTACGAACAGCTACAGCGGCTCTGTCATTTGCACCGTCAGCCCATGCTTGTTCTTCAACATCCCGTGCGGCTTCCTCGTCAGCAGTGAACTGCACAGATTGACCATTTATATTGTGATAGCGTGGCATTATTACCTCCTATGCGTTCTTGATGCCGTACATTACGACTTCGCCCGACTCAATGTTACCACTATCCATTTCAAATTTTATTGCATTAATAGCAGTGCCTTCATTTGCTATGTAACCTTGAGCATCACCAACATCATCAATATTTGTGGTAGTTGGTGTTTCATACCCAGTTAATACAGTGAAAATTCTATATCCAGTAGTAGATGCGGGATTAAGTGCTGTCATTTCTCCACTAACTCCTGTTGTATCCCCAGAAGCTCCACCCATTGCATTGCTTATAGAAATACCAGTTTGATTGCCTGTGGTGCGGTAATTACCATTTGTTGAGTCATAAGCACCACCGCCGTTCACACTTACTCTACCGAATAAAGTGACATTATCAGTAGCAGGAACTACATTTAAGAAATAAAATTTATAACTGTCATATTTAGACGCATCAAAACCTGTAAATGCTACACTCGCTGTACCGTCACTTATAGCTCCAGATGACGCTATAAATTCTGTGCCACCCCCACCTACGCCAGCCGTCATATACGTTTTAACCGTTTGAACAGTAGTCATCCGCATCGTGCCAGCGTCATTAACCAGCAACCCATCGCCATCGGCAATGGCTGTTGTACCTCGCGCAGTCCCGCCGTCGATTAGGTTAATCTCAGCCGCAGTTGCGTTGACGCCAAGGTTTGTCAGCGCCGTTGCAGCGCTTGATACGTCTGACAGGTTGTTGGTGTTGATTAGAGCACCGCTGGTATCAAACGCCGCTGCAACCCAAGCTGAACCATTGTAGACCTTTAGGCTATTGCTGGACGTGTTGAAATACAGATCGCCCGTTGAAAGATTGCTTGATGGATCTGACGATGCAGCGCCGTGATATTGGCTTTGGAATGTTGATAAACTGCTGGCCGCAGATGTTGCAGATGATGCGCTTGCTGTCGCGCTTGACGCCGCTTCCCCAGCTTTTGTGCTGGCTGTGCTGGCAGACGCCGCCGCCTCATCCGCTTTTGTGCTGCTGCTTGAGGCAGATGACGCACTCGCCGTGGCGCTGCTGGCCGCTGCTGTGGCTGATGTTGCCGCCGCTGTTTGGCTTGTGGTCGCAGATGCTGCATCAACGATCAGTGACCACTTAGCGCTATCCGTATTGGTGGTTAACGGCTGTGATCCAGATGACGTGTGCGCCGTGATACAAATAAAGATGTTGCCTGTTGAAGTATCCTTGACTAGATCCCGCACAGCATAGGTCGTGCTTGCTGCCCAGTTGCCTTTGTACGTCCCAAGTTCCTGCGCGATAGATAGGTTGCCGCTGCTGTCAAAGCTAAACAGCTTGTTGGCTCGGTCTGTCGCGCTGACGGTAAACTCGCTATCGGCAATCACGTTTGTCTTTGACGCCTTAATCGATCTGCCGATTTCCTCATCATGGGTCTGAACCATGAAAGTCAGCTTATCTAGCGCATCTTCCATGCTGCCAGCAGGAAAAGGATCGTTTGGAACCAGATCCAGCCCTTGCAAGTTTGGCTGCACCCGCAGGATTGTCAGGGTGGTGCCTGATGCCGGGGCTGTTCCCATGGTAACATTGCCGCCAGATGCTTCACCTACGCCGCTGACAGTGTAGTTGGTGGTTAGCTGCTGGACAGTCTCGGTGCCTGCGGCTGATCGCAGGATGACAGACAGATCGCTGCTGGCAAAGATTTTAAAGTTGTAGGCAAAGACGGTTGTTGAGCCGTTGCCGTTAAACTGTACTTTTTGGTTTGTTGACGTAACGGTCATCTATTCGCCCTTTTCACGTTTTCGTTTGGCTTCCACATCCTGCACGGTAATTGCTAAATTCGCATAAGCTGGCTTTTGCAAAAGTTCTTTAGTTGCAGCGTCTATATACAGCTTGTTTAGCTCTCTAATCATGGACGCCTTCTGCTGATACGTTGTGGTTACATTTGTGTATCGGTTGCGCACAGGATTGGTCAGCATTGCCTCTAGCGCATCACGAAAGGTCAACACGCCAACTTGCCCCATTGGCCTTGATATGACTATTTTGTTTTTCGCTAGATCAACCAAGTCAGATATAACGCCGTCAGACAGCTTAACGCCGCCTATTTCAGTGGGATTGGTTAGCGGCCAATTGCCTGTCATGGTGTAGACTTTGGCTAGTTCTTGCTCATACAGTTTGGCCTTTTCGCCTTTGCTGATCTTTATGCCGCTGACGTTGTTAAAGATTGCCAGCGCAGGGTTGGTGGCCAAGCTAAAGGCATCAGCGCCATAGGCATTACCCAGCGTGTCAAACCGCTTAACATTGCCGCCCTTGGTGGGATCGATCTCGCCTCTGGCATCTAGTGTTGCGCTGGTTTCATCGAATAGAACGCTGTCTTGGTTTTGCATTGCAACCATTTTATCTAAGACAGTTGTCCAAGATTGATCGCTGGTTTTAGCCAAGCCAATTAAGTTGTAGTTTGGTGAACCATCTGGCAGCGCGTTGACAAAAACAGTTCTGCCGTTTTCATCCACCATCGTTTGCTTAACGTCTGCCTCTGTCCAATACTCTATATCGCCGCGTGGCTGTACGCTGGTGGGATCAAACATGCGCTGAACGCTGCGCTGCAATGCGCTTAATGGGTTGGGAAAGCCAACTGGCGTGGCAGCTTGTGCTGGGCCTCGCAGCAATTGCGCCGGGTCAAACGTGTCCAGAAAGCGCGCAGCGTCAGCAATGCCTTTGAGCGTTGGCATTTCTTTGTAGTAATCCACAGTAGACGCCAAGGCAGACCAAGCCAACGCCTCGCGCAACCGGGGATCTCTGGTCATCATTTGGCGCTGCACCGTGTTGGCTGCAAAGCCAATGATGGTGCTGACAGGATCATAGCCAGAATAGCTGACGTAATGCACCGGGCCGTTTAGCGCGCCATACTCATTATATAGAGGCAGGTAATCGCCATCTTCATCCTTTGGAAAGCCCTCGGCGCGCAACACAAAACTGTACGGTTGCCATCCTTTTGGCAATGACTCGCGGATCTTTGGATCTGACGGCATTGCGCCTGTAATCTGACCGTCCATTGCGTATTGCCCAACGGTGTACATCGTCGCGCCGCCCACTGCCAAGCGGCCTAAAGCATTCTGGCGCTTTCTGCCTTCAGTGGCTAGATCGCCGTATAGACGCGGGTTGAGAAACATAAACTCTGCTGATCTAAAAATGCTGTTGGTGGGCGCGGTTACAAACGTCAGAATAGTGCGGCCAACAATCGGAATGTTTTGCAGCTTGCTGCTGACCTTGCCCAGCAATCCAAGATCGCTTTGCATTGTATCGTATAGCGCCTTTTCATTTAACACGTCTGAAATAGCGCGGGGATCAAGCAACGTCATCCCG